CTCCCCGTTGCGGTGATCCGCCAGCCAATAAAGCACGATCTTCGCCGAGGGCTTGAGCCCTCGCTGCTTCATTGCCAGCGCCGTCATGTAGTGGCTCATGGCCCCTCCTTTCGTGTTGTGGAGACGCCACCCGCAATGCTATCTTGCGAGCAGCGCATCCCTTCCATGCGCTTTGCCGAGATCAGCGGTTTCTCCCCCGCTGCGGCATTGGTGCGGGTCGAGCGCCTGCCAGAACGCTCCCCGCACCGATACTTTACCGTCGTCTGCCGGACGGTTCCAGCCTCGTTTTTGTCACCTCCCGGATCTCGAGACCCATCGCCCGTGCCACGGCCACGCGCACCTCATAGTCGCGCGTCGGCATCCCCTTGGCGTCCTCGTAAATCTGCACGCCGTCCTCGATATAGGCGAAGTCGAATGTGAGCTTCATCTTGCGCCCGGTGCGCGTAAAGAGCGGGCGAAACTGGCCCAGAAGCTCGATCGCCACCTGCCGCCGGAGATCCGAGATCTCCCGGCCGCGCTCGAGGAGTTGGAGCTCGCACCATCGCTGGGCCTCGAGCTTGCTGTCGAAGGTGATGTCGCCGATCTGCGTCGGCTTCGCGCCATACTTATTCTTCGATGCTCGCCGAAAGGCGCTGGGCACGATCTTCATCCCCAGTCGTCCTCGCCGACGGATCCGTTCGTGATGAACGCGATATACTTCCGCGTCGGCCGCTCGGGCCGGACGGTCCCGGAGAGCCACCGAGAAAGATGGTCGCTGCGGACGCCGACGATCTTCGCGAAGTCCTGTTTTCTCAAGCCCATAGACCGGATGTGATCCGCGAGGGCGATGCGTGCGGGTCTGTTTTCCATGCCGCATCATATCGCGCCGCTTTTCTTGCGTCCATCGCAAGATTTCGCTTTCCAGAAGCCCAGAAGAAAGTTACAAGGAACGCAGAAGATAGATGCAAACAAAGGAAACCACGAAATGCGCGCAGCGATCATCAACACGACCCGCACTGTCACAGTTGAGAGCGATGTCCTCGTCCTTCCCGGACGCGAGATCACGGTCTGGGCCGTTGTCACTCGCTGCCCGGTCAACGGCATCTGGGCTGGAGAGTATTACGAAACCCGCGCGGAAGCGCAGGCCGAGCTCGAGGCGATGTTTGCATGACCGTATCGGCCACATACCACGGGGAGGAGATGACCGTCTCTTTCACTGCCGAGACCGAGCGCACCGACTACGGTGTGCCCGGCTCGCCCGTCTGGGACGAGATCGACCCGGCCTCGATCCGGGTCGCCTCGATCGAGATCCTGGGCTGCGACGTCAAGCTCTCGACGCTGCCTAAGGAATTACAGGACGCGATCCTCGGCCTCGCTGACGGGCTCGAGTGGGAATGAACGAAACCGGCGCACGAAGGGCAATAACGCCCGCGCCACTAACCGGAGGAACGACAATGCGGATTAGGGACATCATCGCGGACGCGATCGGAGCTGCGGCTCTCTTTGGGATTGGTTATGGCGCGCTCGTCATCGGGCACGGGATGGGGTGGTAAAATGAAGGGCATCGCAACCGCTCTCGCCAAGGCGCAGGCGAACATGGGAAAGGCCATCAAGGCCAACAAGAACGACCACTTCCGGAGCAAATACGCGGATCTCGGCAACGTCATGGACGCCTGCCTCCCGGCCCTTAACGAGGTCGGGATCGCTCTGATCCAGCCCACCGGCACAGACGAGCGCGGGAACTTCGTCGAGACCATCTTGATCCACGGCGAGAGCGGCGAGCAGCTCTCCTGCCGCGTCCCGCTGATCCTCGGCAAGAACGATATGCAAGGGTTCGGATCCGCCGTCACCTACGCGCGGAGATACGGGCTCATGGCAATGGCGGGGATCGCGCCCGAGGACGACGACGGCAACGCCGCTGCCGCCTCCGCGCCGAAGGGCAAGCCCGCTCCGAAGCCGCAGGAGAACCCGAACGAGGCGATCGAGCGCGCCGTCGAGTATCTCGGCGAAGCGAGCGGCCTCGAGGATCTCAAGGAACGCTGGGGTCGGATCCCGAAGCCGGTGCAGGCTGCGAGGGAGGTCATCGCGGCCAAGGACAAGGCGAAGGAACGCCTGACCGAGATCAACGACGAAATCCCCTACTGAGGAGAAGCACATGAGCACGATAGGCCACAACAACCCGCCCGACCCGATCGACACCGCGCTCGCCCCGTTTGGCGACGCGATCGAGGAGGCGCAGAACTGGCTCGACGGCGAGCCGATCGAGAACGAGGAGCAGCTCCGCGCGACGGACGAGCTCCTGAAAACGATCAAGACCGCGATCAAAGAACTCAACGCCGCCCGCGATGAAGCAACGAAGCCGCTGCACGAAGCATGGAAGGCGGAGGTCGCGCGCTGGAAGCCGACGCAGGACGACCTCGAGCGGATCTCGAAGGGGATCGTCGCGGCGCAGGATCCGTTTAAGCGCGCCCTCGCTGCCAAGAAGGAGGCGGAGAAGCGCGCCGCGTGGGAAGCCGCCGAGAAGGCGCGAAAAGAAGCCGAGGAGGCGGCTTTTGCCGCGAAGGCGTCCGACATCGCGGCGCAGCGAGAAGCTGCGGAGAAGGCTGCTCTCGCGCAGCGCGCGGCCGAGGAAGCGAGCGCCAAGTCGAAGGAGAAGGTCAAGGGGATGCGGACGGTCCGCAAATACGAGATCGAGGACCATCGCGCAGCCCTGCACTGGATCGCCAAGAACGATCGCGCGACGATGACCGCCTTTATCGAGACTTATGTCGGGATGAACCACAAAACGGTCGAAATTGCCGGCGTGCGGACATGGACCGAGAAGGAGGCGTTTTGATAGACCGCAAGAAGATCGTCGAGACCTTCGAGCGGATCGAGAGCGAGGGCGGAGGGCTTGCCAAAATGGAGGCAAGCCTGACCCTGAGCAAGACGGCGATCGAGCTCGATGTTCCACGTGAAACGGTCCGGTCGGTGATGATCGACCACTGGACGATGCAGGGAGGCGGTTGATGCCTTACCGTGTCCGCCTAACCGGCCTGCGCCAGCGCGCCTATGCGCACCAGCTCATAGACGCAGCGCCGGACTATTCGACGGTCCAGATCATCGGCGGCGATCGAACGGCCGACCAGAACGCGAAGATGTGGGCGATGTTGACCGACGTCGCTCTCGCGCGACCAGAAGGTCGCAAATGGACGCCGGAGACTTGGAAGTCGGCGTTCATGCACTCCCTCGGGCATCAGGTGCAGTTTGCCGACGGCCTCGACGGAGCGGGTCCGTTCCCGCTTGGGTTCAGATCCTCGAAGCTCTCGAAGGCGCAGATGAGCGACCTGATCGAGCTGATTTATGAATATGGATCCAGGCACGGGATCGAGTGGAGCGAAAAGGAGACGACATGAAACCTAAATTGACGGTGGTCCGGTGGCGGACCATCAAGAAGCTCGAGCAGTTCCAAGACCGGGTCTTCACGGCAGGGGAGGCGGACGTGCACGGCGCGTCGCTCTTTAGCCTCGAAGAGTGCGGCTGGATCGAGCGCGCGGACCCGCCCGAGGATCTGCCCTTTGCCGTGGCAACGCAAGGGCACCACTGGCGAGTAACTGAGACCGGCCGCGACGTGATCGCGGTTTTGCCGAACGAACCCCCAAGGAGGATGTGAGATGTCAGACGCATACGAAGTGACCGCCGAGGAGCTTTTGCAATTCATCGAGCGGATCGAGACCCAGAACGCGGCGATCGCCGACGAGACCGAGGCGCGCAAGGAGATTTACTCCGAGGCGAAGGGCCGAGGATATTGCACGAAGACGATCCGCAAGATCGTGGCCCTGCGGAAGAAACGCGCCGACGACATTGCCGAGGAGGAGGCTGTCCTCGAAATGTATAAATCCGCCATTGGAATGAACTAAACCAATCCCAGAGGAGAAAACCATGACTGTTTTTAAATTCAAACTCGGCGAACCTGTCAAAATCGACATCAGCGGAGAGATAGGTCAAGTGATCGGTCGCACCGAATATGTCGCAACCGCACCGTCTTACTTGGTGCTATTCAAAGCTGCCGATGGTCGAGCGGTAACCGGCTGGTGGGAAGCCGACTTCTTGTCGCCGGAAATGTCGTGATGCGGTGGCTCCTGATCCCGATCATGCGCCCGATCGCCAAACGCCGCTTGGTCGAGCTTTACGCCGACCGGGACCGGATCCAGAAGGCGATCAATAGCGCGCGGAAGGGCCGGTCGAAGGTCTCGGATCTTTACGAGCTCGCGAAGCGGACCAACCGCGAGTGCCATCGCTGGGAGCGGTGGACGTGAACCTGACGGGCCGAGGACCGCTCGGGCTCAAGAAGCCGAAGCCGGAACGAGGCACAGACAAGGCGCGGGCACATCTTGCCCGCGTCAAGTCTTTGCCCTGCGTCGTCTGCCGCAAGCCCGGGCCATCGGACGCGCACCACGTCATCTGCGACCGATACGGACAACGGAAGGCGAGCGACTTCGAGACGATCCCGCTCTGTAAGGCGCACCATCAGGACGGGCCGGAGGCGATCCACAACGGCAAGGCATCGTGGGTCGAGAAGCACGGACCGGACCACGGCTTTCTGCCGTTGGTAGATGAGTGGCTTCGTGATATGGATTAGACGCCCAGCGCGTGGTGGCTTTGTAACTCGCGCCGCGCGGCGAGGCTGGCCACCTCCCTGAGCCTCGTCGCGCACCGAGATCCGGCCCCCGGGGATAACCCCGAGGGCCTTCTTCGTCAGCCGATCAGCTTTGCAAGCGTCTTCGGGCCGACGATCCCGTCTGCCGTCAAGCCGTTCGCCTGTTGCCACGCCTTGACTGCGCGCTCGGTGCCGGGACCGAAGTCCCCGTCCGCAGCGATCCCGAGCGCCTTCTGCACGCGCTGCACCAGATCCCCCTTCGACCCGACGCGGAGCGTCGCAGACGCCGCAGGAGCGGCCGCAGAGGCCGAAGTTGGCGCGAGAGCGTCGACCTTACCCCCGAGGACCGCCATCGCCTTCGCATAGCGCGCTTGGCGATCGGCGAGGCCAATGTCTCCGCCATTGATGATCTTGGTCAGTTTCACGACGTCGCCGGTGTCCGCGACCGCGTTCAGGTTCCGAGATCCCCAGAACCAGAGCGCGCTCTCGAGCGCCCCCTTCTTGGTGAGGAGATACTCCGCAGCCTCCTCGGCGGTGAGCCCCACGGTCTTGCCGAAAGCAGTGTGGTTCGCTCGGCCGGTGACCTGCTTGAGCCCCTTGCCTCGGAACCGCCACCCGTCGCCCGGCTGCGTGTTTCCGAGCGCGCCCGAGGCGCTGCGGAACTCGTCCATGTAGACATAGTTCGCGATCTTCTCGGGGTTCCGAGCATACTCTGCCGCGCTCCGCTTGCCCGGCCCGAAATAGCGCGGGAAGACGCGCAGGAGGGTCTCCTCTTTGTAGGAAAGCCCCTCCTCGAGCACCCGGAAATCAGAGCTCTCGTGCGCGCACTGGGCCACGAACCCGGCGATCCGCTTCGGGGTCGTGATCTCATACTTCGGGAGCATCTCGTTGAGGGCGGTGCACCAATCGGCGACATCTTTGTTCGTCGGGATCATCGCGCCC